GGCAACCTTCGGACTCGGATTCCATGCCATGTCAGTTCCCTCCCGATTCAGATTGCGAACAAGAGCGTTCAGGGTACGTCGCTTCGCGCCGCCCCTGACGCTCGGCGTTCACGATACCCTCTGCCGCCTCTGCCGCCCGGTCTGCACGCTGCTGCCAGGTTCCGCACTTGTCGGGACACAGCGCGTCATGAACCCGGTCCAGCCGCTCAATCAGCCATCGGGCGTTCACGGTGGCTTGCGTGATTACCGGGCTGGCGGGATCGCACGCTTGAATCACGGCGTCATACGCCGCGTCACCAAGTTCTCGCGCCGCCTTGCACTGTTCCTTCGTTGCGCCGTAGGTCGCCATTTCCAGCGTCCGGGCGTCCCGGTCTATGGCGAGCACTATAACCTGATGCTTGTTGCCCCACTTCCGGGCTATCTCCCGGCAGTCGGCCACCTTCGGACTCGGATTCCATGCCATGACTTAACCCTCCTTCTTGGATTCAGATTGCGAACAAGGCGGCGGAGGTGACGCTCGAAACTCGCGCCCCTCACCGCTGGCGTTCGCACTACGTTTCGAGAACCGCCTCAAGCGTTTTTCCCCACTGTTCGCCGGATGGGTCGGCAAGCGCGACAATCCACGCGGCCAGGTTCAGCGCCTCTTCCTTGGTCAATCGTTGTTTCGGGCGCATAATTACGATGTCACCGGCCAGAACTCCAACAAGGAATTTATTCTCCATAGTCATTCTCCTTTCAATTCAATCTGCGAACCAGCGGGTCGAGCCTACGCGAAGCGCGTGGCTCACCCGCGACGTTATGCTGTGCCTCGAAAAGTTCTTCCTTCGCGCATGTCCTATGCGGGCGAATGCTCCAAAGCCACCAGATCTGAAACCCCACCGCAACGCCGTGTAGAAACCCGCGATGGTCGAACCACCATGCAGTAATCAATAATACGAATAGGGCGGCCCCAACAAGCTGGTGCAGCGTACCGACGCCAAATTGCGCCTCAGTTTTCTTCATGGCTTCCTCCCGGCGTCGGGCCGCTGACCTGCGGGTTGGCCGTCATCTTTACCCACACTGCAACCGCTTCTGGCGACGGTTTCTTTCTTGACCGTTCGAGCATGTCGCGGGAAGGTTCTGACCAGTTGCATAGGCTCCATCGTCCGCTCATGTCCTGAATCTTCCACGCCCATGCACGGCCAACCAGGGGCGTCACCTTACGCCGCGCCCGCTGTCGTTGTTTCTTCATCTTGACTCCTTGGTGGGCGCGTCGCAGGTGCGCCCGTTGTTGGAACACTCATTGAAACGCTTCCACCATGCGGCGACCAATGTATCAAACTTGGCCATGTGATCATGGTGAATCGTAATGAGCGTTTCTCGTTCACGGTTCACTTTCAGGGTCGCCAAGATTTCACCGCATAACCTCAATAGGTCGTCCTTCTGCTTTTCCAATTCCGCCACTTTGCCGGCCAGACTTGCCGTGTCCCATTGTGCAGGGGCTTGTCCATATTCGATCTCTGATTTATCCATGTTTCTCCTTTCGTGTTCCAACAACCGGCTTCAGGCTAGTCGCTACCGCTCCAGCCTGAGCCGGGGCGTTCGCACTACGTTTCGAGAACCGCCTCAAGCGTTTTTTCCCACTGTTCGCCGGATGGGTCGGCAAGCGCGACAATCCACGCGGCCAGGTTCAGCGCCTCTTCCTTGGTCAATCGTTGTTTCGGGCGCATAATTACGATGTCACCGGCCAGAACTCCAACAAGGAATTTATTCTCCATAGTCATTCTCCTTTCAATTCAATCTGCGACTTGGTTGGGTTGTGAAACGTTCCGGTTGCTGTGCAACGCAGCCCAAGCCACTCGACGCCATTCTTGTCTCGGACTCGCTCGATTTGCCCTCCACAAAGCCAAAGCTTGCATTGTAACCACCGCAGAAACCGAACCACCGCATCGAGGCTATCGCTCATACGCTGTCGCTCCTTCGCTCAGCCTCATGCGAGGCGTTCGACCTATGAAATATCTCTATTGTGTTGAACCCTGTTTTCGTTTACCTCGAAATCAGCCGTCTCTCCAGAGGCATTCGCCGGATGGATATAAAAGACAACTCGGCCATCTTCCTTGCACTCTGCTCTAATGGCAAAGTCAATGAGTCCGGTAGCAACCGCTCTCCGAAAATACATTTCGAGTGTCGTCCATTTCTTCATGTTGTCCTTTCTGCTGGTCGAACCAGAAAATCGAGCGTATCGCTACCGCTCACGCTCATTTTTGGCGTTCGCACTACGTTTCGAGAACCGCCTCAAGCGTTTTTCCCCACTGTTCGCCGGATGGGTCGGCAAGCGCGACAATCCACGCGGCCAGGTTCAGCGCCTCTTCCTTGGTCAATCGTTGTTTCGGGCGCATAATTACGATGTCACCGGCCAGAACTCCAACAAGGAATTTATTCTCCATAGTCATTCTCCTTTCAATTCAATCTGCGAACCAGCGGGTCGAGCCTACGCGAAGCGCGTGGCTCACCCGCGACGTTCGGCCATACAAATCGTGTCGTTATGACAGCTGCCATGTGTCACCAGTATTAATTCTTCCAGATTCCACTCCTTGCCCATCCCCGCGCTATTCCACCCGAAGGACAGGCACACCGCTCCGGGCCGCGCAATCTGGCGCAGCAGGTCGCGGCACTCCTTGACCAGCTTCGCGTTCTGTGTGTCCGCCATGCCCGCCTTCATGCCAGCCGTGGCGTAGCACTCGCTGATTTGGCGCGGGCTGTACGGCGGATCGAAGATCAGCAGGTCGGCGCGTACACCGCGCTCGACCAGCATGGTCAGGAACGCCTGCGCCTCCAGGTGGTGTTCGGCTTGCGTTGCCGGGTTCAGATCGTTCGTGTGCGTGGCCCATCGCTTGTTCCGGGCGAACGGGTCAACAGACACCTCCGCGCCAGCCATCCACCGCCTCACAAAGTTGCCAATCGGCAGAATATCAAACGTATCCGCACTCGGCATCGCCCAATGACGGGAGAAAACCGGACCGGCGAACAAAGCGGTGGAGGGTACGCTCATACTTCGCGCCCCTCACCCCTGTCGTTGGGCTTCACGACGACTTGCGCCTTGAGTAGTTCCACCGTGTTCTCGAACGCTCGTTTTAGCACATCGTCGGGGATCGCCACCGGATACAGCTTCCCGGCTCGTGCCATTCCCGCCATGACGCAATCCACGATCATTTCGAGCACGTCGATCAGGTTCACGTCTGGGGGCACGCCGTCCGCGGCCTGGAGATGGTGCCGCGTGATCTTCCTGTGATTGTCCCACCATCCCGTCGTTTTGAATCCTGTGACGAAATCGGAATGGAAGTGGGCCAGGGCGCTGAGCTTGTCCGAATCGTGGGTCACTGCGGCCTCAGCCAACAGTGCGCCGAAGAAGGCCAGCCCGCGTGACACGTCGCCAATGTGCGTCTCGCTCGACTGCTTCAAGGTCTCTTCAGACACTTTGGAGAAATCGCAGGCCCGAGTGTCCGCCGTCTCGCTCTTCGTAATCTCGATCATCTCTTCCTTTCCGCTGGCCGGGGAAGCCCAACCAGCATTTGGAGCGTATGGCTAAGAGCCACCGCTCAAATTGTTGTTGGGCTTCTTGGATCGACGTTTCCAGCATGGCCAGCCGCCGATATGCCCTTGCACGCGCTTCCCAATTAGCACGCAATACCCATACCGTTCCTGATAGTAGGAGACGCACGTTCTGCAAAGTCTCCTGCCCTTCCTGTTTGATTTATTATTCATGGTTTCCTTTCGGGTAAGGCAGCCTCCCCCGACGTGTTGGCCGTTAACACGTCGTAACCCGCGGTATGCCGGACGGTCTCATGCACACCATGTTCAGCGTCCATACGATCTTCCAATGTTCAGCTGGTGGCCTTCGCGTCTCCATGCGCCTCATTGCTTCGCGTGCTGCGGATCGTTCCCCTTCTTGCGGGGATTCTTCCGCCAAGCGCTTCACTTTCTCGTATCGGTTGTGATTCATCGGCCAACAACCTCTCGGAGCGTATTGCTCGACAACCGTTTCTTTTTCATTCAATCTCCTTTTCTCGCAAACGCTCAAGAGGGGCGTTGGCGGGATGATCTTTTGCGCGGCCCGTTCTCGCGCATGTTGAACAGTATTTAAACTCCGTAAACGGAAAGTGAGTGAGGTTTTTCCGTTTGTAGCCAAACCCGCAACAGTCCATGCAATAAGGCGGCCCATCGCCAAGACCGCCAACCAAAGGCTGGACCGTATCCTCATTCGGCAATCTATCCCTGACATTGATCCACTCGCTCATACCCCCCCCCTCTTTCCTCCGTGTTCATCCGTGGTCCATCCTTCCCTCCTCATCCTCTTCAACTCCCGCTCCACTTCCAATGCCTCCTCGATCGTTCCCCCAATCCCCACCAGTAACCGATCCGCTTTCTCGCCGGCCTGCCAATGTTTCCGGTTCAAGTTCAACGCATCCCCGATCTGCCGCACCTGGAGTGCCCCGAGATCATGCGCCTCCACCACCCATATCTGATCGGTTATCTTCATCAATCGCATACCTCGATATGTCCCGCCGGCGCCCATACCTCATCCTCCCCCACATGGGCCTCATCGAATCGAAAGTAGTTTGCCCAAAACCAAAACGGCAATGTCCCCGTCGGACCATCCTGATTCTTCGCCACATCCATCCATTGCGGACGTTTCCCGTTCTGATCCGTTTCCGTCTTATCGTGATAAAGCAGGATTACCACGTTCGCGTCCTGCTCCAGACTCCCCGATCCGCGTAAGTCGCTCAAAGTCGGAATCCGATCCTCTTTATCGCTCCCGCGGTTCAACTGTGATAACAGGATAATGGGGATTTTTAATTGCAACGCCAACCGTTTGAACTTCCGCGATACCTGCGTCAATACCTGATTCTCATTCATGTATTGCGTTGCCCGACCACTCACTTCCACCTGTTGCACATAATCCAACGTGAATAGTTGAATATCGTGTTTGATCTTCATCGCCCGCACCCAGGTGCAGATCGCGTTCACATCGAATAACTCATCCGTGATATACATCGGGTATTCGCTGATCAATTCACCCGCTTCCGTCACTTTGGCTATCTGGTTATCTCCGGCGTAGCCCGCGTTCAACTTCGGCAAGCTCACCCCTGCCCGGCGCGCCGTTGTTCGCGCCAGTAACCGTTCCACGGTCATGTCCAGCGTCGCCCGCGCCACCGGGATTCCTTGTTGTGCCAGAAAGTCCGTCAACTGGTCTTCCACCGTCGTCTTCCCCTGGCTCGGACGCGCCGCCAGCATGTAGATCCCCGGTTGCAACCCGCACGTTATTTCATTCAACGATGCCCAGGGCGTCGGTAATCCGGTGAATCCGCGTCTAACGGTATGCGCCTTTTTCCATTTCTCAATCAACCACTGGATAATGGATTTCAATGTTTTTTTTCGTGTGACTTCCTCAATAATATCCGCAAATCTACCGGGCACGGTCTGAATCAACTCATCTCCACGTTCAGAGATCAACGCCTCGCTCTCCAGTCCCACGCTTTCCTGTACAATCCGCCGCAAGATGTGTTTTTGACGCACTATGTCCAGATAATACTCCGCATGTGCCGCCGTCGGCGTCGCCTCCAGTAATCCGTTCAGCCAGTCCCGGCCGCCAACCTGGCCCAAAGTCCCGTCCGTCTCTAATTTCTCGGCCACTGTCAGAACATCCACTGCGCGGCCATCCGCCAGCATCGTCATGATCGCCGCGTAGAGTATCTGGTGTTTTTTTTCGTAAAACGCTTCCGCCATCAACTTTAACGAGTTGCTCGCAAACTCGCCCACTGCGGAGGCGTCCAGCAACATCCCGCCCAGGCTTGCCCGTTCCGCTTCTTCACTGTATAGCGGTTGCTTTTCCATTGGTTTTCTTCTCCTTTTCAGTGATAAACCTGCGTGACATCGGTTCCCCAGCTCCTACCGCACCCGGGTTGTTTTTTTTTGCCGCCACCGCCAGATATGATCGCAAAACCTTCACTGGCATATCCGGAATCGCCAATGCCGCCACCATATCCCTCTCAAAATCTCCAAGTGCCGACTCCCGGTGTTCCTCCGGGCACCCCTTGAGCGCATTTTCAATGTCCACATCCCGTAATACCTCAAATTCCTTCCGAATCCCCTTAATCCTCTGAACTTGTTCCAGCATCCCCGTAGTCGCCGGTTCCGGACTTTTCCCGACTTTTCCGGAATCTTCCGTAGTCGCCGTGGGTTCCCCTACCGGCAACGGCACTGATTCTGGTTTTGATTCTGATTCTGGTTCTGGTTCTGAGAGGGCTAACTTTTCCCGACTTTTCCCGACTTTTCCCGACTTCTCCGCCAGAGACTTTACTTTTACGCCCTTTTCTGGACTTCTACGGGGCTCTTTTCCGTCTGCATAGATCATTCCATGATTCGCCAGATACTTATCACAGGTGTCGTCCGCATGGTCCGACCAATGATGAACAACAAGCCTGTATTCATTACTTTGATCCAGCCAATGTTCCTGCACCAGCGCTTCAATCAAGTCCGGAACATTCCCGCCCCAGTCGAGACTTGTCGCGATTATTCCGTCGGAGAACCTCCCAATGTCACCTCTGGGAGCGTATCGGGCCGTGAAATGCCATAAGGTTTCCAGCAGACCAACCGCTGCGTATTTTTTAAGTCCCAGCCGATTCGCCAGCATCAAAACCTTCGGATGATCCGGTGTCCCCCTCTTCATTTCCAACCTTCCTTTCTCATTCTTAATAAATCCCATGCGAGTTTAACCACTGCTGGAACCTGACCGTCTCCAATGGCGCTGATCCGGTCCACCCGATCGGCCACCCGTGAAGCCACTCGACCCAGTCCGGATTCAGACTGCCACCAGCCACCATTGCCAACGGCGGAGTTGATACTTTCCCGGCATCTTTCCTTTTCTGCCATGTTTCCGGATTTTCCGATGTTGTTTTTTGCGATCGGCAAGTCGGCATTCGATTCACCGCTCTCCCCAGCTCGTTTCCGCTCGGTCCGTTGCTCTTCCCATCCTTGCTGAATCCGTGAAGCGTCGGCATCCTCACCGCCGCACTCAACGCCATCCCGTTGTCATGGCTGTTGTGCTGGCAATGCTCGGCGGCTCGGGGCGTGGGCATCCGGCATATCTTCGCATACTCCGGACGCTTCCCGCCGTTCCCCGCAAATCGCGCCTGTTCCATGTCCTGCGCCGTCATCATGGACTTCGTGACCGTCGGTATCCTTACCGTCTTCGGCCTGCATATCATCCCGTACAGCGTATCGTCCATCCCCCTGTGCCCACCAGCGCATTGCGAGTCTTCGCAACGCGGCGTCGGTACTCTCGCCACTGCCGTCGCCAAGTCGTCCCCGCCGCTTCCCGGTCGGTTGGTCCTGGCAAAATCCGGTCCGCTTGGACTTGCCTTCGCCGTCGGTGCGCGTTGCACAAATCCAGATTCGTTCCCGAAGGTGGTCGAGTGCCGGGAAATGACCAGACGCAAGAGACTGAGTCCAGATGGCGTCGGCAGCGGAAACAACTCCCCATTTTGCATCATACCCCAGCGCGGCCAGGTCCCCGCAAACGATATCAAGCCCCCGAATAGTAAGCATTGGCGAGTTTTCCACCCATACGAATCCGGGTTGAACTTCGCCAACGATCCGGGCAAACTCGGCCCACAATCCGCTTCTGCTCCCGCGGATCCCGGCGCCTTTGCCGGCGGCAGATATGTCCTGACAAGGGAATCCCCCCGATACCACGTCAACGATTCCATTCCACGGCCGCCCGTCGAACGTCGTAACGTCATCCCAGATGGGGAACGCCGGCAGATGTCCTTCCCGTTGCCGTTGCAGAAGTCGCTCCCGGCGATAGGCAATAATTTCAACAGCGCAGACGCATTTCCATCCGAGCAAGTTCCCGCCAAGTATCCCTCCACCTGCTCCGGCAAACAGTGCGAGTTCTCTAAGTTTTTGTTGTTGAAATGCCACACTATTTATACTCCGTGTTCAGCGGTGAATATCCATAGAGCGCAAGACTGCTATTACAATTCCAGCAAAGCACCCGGAAACCGGCGGGATAACCACTTGCTTTGAGCCAAGAATAAACCGTAATTCTTCCCAACGCCTTTCTGTGTTGTGTGCCCCCGCCAGTAATGTGATCTATGCAAAGTAATTCAATATGGGTTTCTCCGCAACAAGCGCATTTTCCCCCATAATGCTGAATCACGGCTTCCCGTAATTTTCTTCGATACCGCTTGCATGACGGTTCATCTATAATCTTGTCAAGCATCATCCAAGGAGCAATGATCCCAGGATCCCGCCTCCTCCCCCTGCGAAAAGTGCCAACTCATTCATTGATTCCTTTCACCATCTCCCCCGCACCCGCGGGCACCGTCCGATAAAGTCGAATAACCGCGGGTTTTTCATCGCCAACTGCCGGGATTGAATCACCATTCCTGGGAGGAAATTGGCGTTGTTGTTCACGCGCACGGTTATCGGTTGACCGCCCAACAATGCCTCAAGAAATTGCGGGTTTTTTTGATAAATCTTCGTCACCACAGCGTCCAGAATGACCCCAGGCGCATCCGGCGCCTCTGGCCTGCCCCCCGAAACCCCTTGGGCGAAGGGGGGAGCGACCTTTGTACTCAAAATGGCAATATCGCCCAGCTTTACCCCATCAGGCGCGTTTTTTTTGAGTATCTGACGTAGCTTCTCAATCCCATCTTCCGAGTAATGGATCTCCCTGCCGATCTTTGCCCAATCCTCGTCCTGGTAAAGGTGTTCCACCCGTAAATCACGCATGTTTTCCCGGGTCAATCCCAACCTCTTCGCCACCTCAACTTCCGCTATGTTGAATAACGCTGTTCGCATCAGGCATACCTCCTCGTAATCATCCGCGCGCGTTTTTGACGTTTCCGCTCCTGACTCCCCTTTGACTTGCCAGAGTTTATCCAAGCCGCATTTTCCATGAAGAGGGGCTTCTTCGTCTCTATCTTATCCTCATATTTCCGCCACCACTTGAAGAGGTCGAACATAAACTGACTCCTTTGAATAAAATTCTGTAAGGTGTTAATCCATTATCATTCCAGGCGGGCCGCCGCACAATCCAACCCCCCCCCCGCCCACCTGACCACCCACGCCGGCGTCTGGATCCAGGACGATCGTACCCTGGATACCCAGCTCACATACGACCCATAATAAACGTTATGTCTACTCCTCATTTTCCACAACTCCCTATCAATCAATGGCTTAACAAATTCGGCATAATAGCATTATCCGACGTGCCGACCTGGCACTCGGAAACACCCGATAAACATTGACTTTCTCCCGGCTGGTGGGGCGCACGCCCTGCTGGCTGGATAGGCCCGGGAGCCTCGATCTCCTCCGTGCCCCGCTCTGTACCTGGCGCCGGAACCTCTGCACCTGGCACCGGGCCGGGGCCCACGGCTGGGGCTGATAGGATCCCCACCGGATCCTTTTGCTCTTCTTTTTCTCCCCCCAAACCCATTCGCCGGGCATACTCGGACCGGAGCCAGTGGAGATACTCGGCCACCTCGACCGCCGGCGGCGCTCCAATCGTTTGCAACCGGGATGTTGGAGATCCGGAAAGCAGCTCGGCCTTCTCCGCGAGAATTCCGAACACGATTCCCTTGTCCTTGATCGTCATCTTCTTTACCTGGGCCGGGTCGGAAAGCATTTCGATAATACCCTCGACGCACATGCGGGCACCGGCGCTGGACAGGCTTGCTAATCTCCTTTTTTCTATATCTATACTTTGAGGCTCACGCTCCCGCACGGCGAGAACTGTATTAGGCGAGACATGGAGGATGCGACCGATGCGGATTGCTCCCAGACCCTCCGCAGACAGCGCACAGATTGCTCGGTAAGTATTAGGATTATTCGCAAAAAGACGCGCCCCGGTAAACTCTGGGGTGACACCGGATTCCTCGGCAGAAAAAAACGCATCGGGCATCCGATCAGATCCATCCATCGGCAGGCGGAGTTGTTTGTCATTCTGTTGGATCAGGCTATCCATAATGCTTATACATCCAAAAAAGACGGGCGATATGTCCTGGGAAAAAAACAACGCCTGGAACCGCGCTGGAGCGATAGCATCCGGACTGATCCCGGGTGAACCGTTCTCCGGCGGGCCGGCCGGGAAGCGGCAACTCGATTTCATCGGGCAGATCGGTGGGCCGGGAAAAAACCGGCAAGGTGGGAATGATGCTGGAAATATGGATCACTTTTCCCTCTTGATTTCGCCCAGCCGATCCAGATCCCGGAGCGAGCCAGCACCAATCCATCGTGCTCGGGATTCGCGCTCAGCCTGGGCACGGAGAACGCAATACAGGTCAGTCGGATCGAAAAAAAGGCCGCGCACAAGGGCCAGGTAATACTTACCAACGGGAGCCGTCGGCAGACTGGACACCTTGTCGCGGATTATCTCTTCTTGGTTGGATGTTTGGAGTATTACGTCCATGAAAAGGAGTGTCCTACAAAAGACTGGATTTTATCAAGGACTATTTTAGATTATTTTTAGGGGGCAAAACCGCATCATGGGGAGGCACCGTTCCCCACCGCACTTGGGCGGCATGGATTGCGGCCACTATTGCCGGCCTGGCGGCCTAGTGCGGATCATCTCTTCCAGGACGGCCGCCTGGGCAGCGCGGGAAGGTTGCCGGATGATCACCCGGGCCTCGGGCGATAGATAGGGGATCTGTGCTTCCTTCATGGCATAATCGAAATGCGTGTAATAATAGCGCTTCAGTTCTTGCTCCGAAGATAGGATTTGCTTTCCAGCTTGCCGGCCAATCGTATAGCCATCCTGGACCCTCGATACTTCTTCGACGGTCAACTTCCCGCCCCTCCGCAACCGGATCCCAGTGCGTTCGATCTCAGTTCTGATTTCGGCCTGTTGATCCAGGACGCTCATCGTGGACTTTCTAAAACGCTCCTTAAATCCATTATCGGATATTTTGATCAAACCACGCAGGCCCGGCGTCCTGGCAATTATCTGTTCAACCGCAGATTTCGGCAGGTCTTCCGCCGTCTCCGGCCGCAGTTGTCCTACGATACTGCCTCCCATCTGATTAGCCGTGAACCATGCCATCGCTTTCAGGCCCTCGGTCCACCGGAGTCGTTCCTGATCCGGGGTCAGAGCCTTCCGCATTCGGAATGTATCATACGGCGTCCCACCGCCGATAAACATCAGCCAATTCCCGATCATCGCCGTAATCGGATTAATACCTGGCAGATCCCCAGATAAATATCCCGCCAGCTCATTCAGCCGTTCCGTTTGTCCGGGTCCGCCGGCGCCAAACGCCGCCGCGGCGCCCGTCCGCAACATCGTCATAAAATTCCGTTCGCTCTCCTCCAAGGGTAGTGTCAGATACCAGACCTTGTGTTCCGCCTGATTATACCATCCCAGCGGAATGTTGAAATTCCGCGACTTCTCAAAATCACTTGGCCCGTCTGCATATTGCTGTTCCGCGTCCGTTGACAGCCCAGGATTTCGTATCCCCAGCCCCTCAAGCACGCGTTTCAGACCGCCGCCATAGAGCATGTATATGCCCAGCGCCGTCAGGATCGAACGCCGGAAAAAGTTCATCGCCTGCTCCCACGGTCGCGCTTTCCATCCACCACCGCCGAACCAGGCCCAGCCCGTCGAGCGCCAGCCCTCTTTCCAGGGCCCGGCAAAGAACCGCGCCCATTCCACTAGCCGGGCGGCCTCCATCCGCTCCAGGAAATTCGGGGAGCCGGCCCAGGAATGAACTGCGCTCATCTTCTGTGCCTCCGGCATATCCGGAAACTTCCAATCCATGTATTGCATTCCGTTGATCTTACTCGTCGCCTCCAGGATTTGTCCGGCATTCCCCAGGGCGGACGCCCAGCGCCGGATTGCTCCGCGATTCGATAAGTCCGGCATGACAATCTCGCCTTGCATTCCCATCGTCATATAGCCCTGTCGTTTTGCGATCATCACTCCGCGCCGAAGCGCATCCTGGGCGAGTGCATTCGGACGATCCGCATAAAGAGTTGCCGCCGCTACCAGTGACGATCGCGCGAACCGGGTATAAGCCCCGCCAGTTAAAGGCATCCAATTTAGCCAATCACCTGCCGTTCCTGGCATTCTCTGATTAAACCCACGCACATCCCGCCACCAGGCCCGCGGAATAAAAGTCGGATTCCATCTAGTCAAAAGTGATTTCTGCACATTCAAAACCGCGAACATCCCGTTCACCAGCATATTCATTTCATTCGGACTCCCAAACGACAGCGCATCCACCAGCACCCGCGGACCATACCATCCCTGCAATTTCCCCTCGCGCATAATCGTCAGCGTCCCCACCCGGTCCGTGTCCACAATCTGTATTTGCCGGCCCTTGCCGGGAATATAGACAGACTTAGCCGGCTCCCATTCCGCCTTAAACGGCGAATCCGGCGCCGTCAACGCCTGGATCGTGGTACGCTTCATATTTTCCCGTTCAGCCATCGAAATCAGGCGCAACATTTTACTTGTTGTTGCCATATAGGGACTGGCAACCGGCATGTGTGTCCCGTACTGCTTATAGATATGGCTTGTCACGCCCTTACCGTAGCGCGATTCCAGCATCGCCCGCAACGGATCCCCGGGCGGCGCGCCCTTACGCGACACCTGCCAGGTCGCGTATGCCGTCCGACGGTCCAGATCGTCAATCATTTCCTCGCTAAAAATCTTATAATGCCGTAACCGATCCAGCGCTTCCTCCTGGTACACCGTCCGCATCTGCTTCTGGATCGTCTCCAGTTGAGCGAATCCTTCCGGATCCCGCGTCCGCATCTCATCCAGCATCGCCTGGCTGGAATGCCGCTCGAACCCCCACGGCTGGGCCACGTCCCCGATCCGCGGCTCATCCTCCACCACCCGCTTATGAAACAGGAATTTATCCAGCTCCGTCACCGTCTTCCCGGCTTGCGCCAGGGGTATCAGCACTTCCTGCCGCATCCGCTCATCCGCGCCCCACTGCATCGTCTGACGGTACAAAAACCGATCCATCCCGCCCAACGCAGCCCACATCGTATTCTTAACCCCTTCCACCGCCTCCGCGTAATGCCTGGCCGCCAGGGCGTCCACGGCCGCCGGCTGGGCATCCGTCCCCAGCTCGCCCCGGGCCCGATCCACCGCCGCCGCCTGCATCTGTTTCAGGATCGGCTTCGACATCAGCGCCACCACCCTCTGCTGGATTGGCCCCAACTGCCGATCTATTTGCCGGCGCATCAGGTCCTTCCGTTCCCGCCAAGTCCGCGTATGCTGTAACTCCAGCCAAGCCTGCACGTCCTTATTAGCCTGCTTCATCTCCATCGTCATTATCCGGTCGCGTTCTTCATAAACCGCGCTCCGCCCGATCAAATCCATCACCTTCTCATATGCCGCCTTAAACTCCGGTTTGCGTTCCATATAGGCATAGAGCATTGCATTAAACGCCGGCGCCCGCTTCTGGGCCGCCGCCGGGTTATTCAACCAGACCGACAACGCCTCCGCGTACATCTCCGACGGATCACTGTCATAGTATTCCGGGATAGTCTCCGCCCCATGCCACCAGGCGATCATCGGCTTCAACTCCGTCATCAGCTCCTCATAGGTTGCCAGCCCCTCTTCCGCCATCTTGTCACTAATCAACCCCGCGTAAATTTCCTTCGTCCGCGCCGCAACCTCTTCCTTCTCCGCCTGCTTCCCCAATTCCGCCCGGGCCTCCCTTTGCGCCTCATTCCGTAACTTCCGCCGCGTCTCCGGCAACAGCCCCATATCGTCCCCCGGCTTCTTCGGAAACGACTGCTTGATATAGTCCGCCAGACTCCCGATATGCGCGAATATATTACCACGCCCCTTCACGTCCTCCAGCGGCTCATAATCCTTCGCATGCCCAATCTCATGCGCCAGCGTCTTCAGGGCAAACACCGGCGGCATATCCTTCCGTTCCTCACGCTTCTGTGCCAGCCACGCCTCATATTCCGCCTTGATCCCGGCCCTGGTTCCCGGATCGCTCAACGCCAGCCCTTCCTCCCGCGCCAGGCCCGACAACTCCATCAGCTTCATCGCCTTCTCGAACTTCGTCACTCGATCGTACAGACTCGCCAGGATACTGATCTGCTGACCCTCACCCGGCTTCCCGCCACCCTGGTACAACCCAGCCGCCCCGCGCATCCCCCTGCGCCGCACCACCGGGTATTTCCCCGTCAACGTCTTCGCCAGCCGCACCATCTCCGGCAACTCCAGCGGGAAGACGCTATACCCCGGATCGTCCTCCGGCGGCAACGCCGGCGCCGCCTTGCCATATTCCGCGCCAATCTCCGTCAACCCAGCCGCCACCGGCGGCGGCCGGACTTGCTCCGCCGGGCCCGCCACTGCTGGCGCGCCTTCTTCCGGCCTGCCCGGCATCGGTATCGCCAACTCCTCCTCCGGAGCCGCCATGGCCGCCCCAGCCTTCTTGCCCTTCGGCGCCGGCTTGCCTGGCATAGAAGTGCCCTCAAGAGCTTCACCCGTATCAAATCGCCTCGACAGCGGAATCACGTTGTCGGCGGAGTCTCGAGTCAAAGAGTTAGCGGATTTAATATCGCGGATATCCTGCGTTAAGACGACTGGTTGCGAAAGTAATGGCTCTCCATCTGATCCCCTGGCACCAAAATACCATCCTCCGATAAATATTTTTTTCCATTTTACGGAAGCATCAGCACCTCCGGCGTGATACCAGTCCGCAGTGCCTTCCCCTGTTTGATTCTTTATGGTCAGAAGCGCAACAGTACTGACACCATCTTGTATTTCTTGGTCACGATAGTTAAAGGACGCACCGCTTTCAGGAGGAAGAGAATAACGCCATGCAACGCGAAATTCGGGGATATCCCATGATTCATCTGCAGAACGAAGTCCATCTTTATATGCAGCGAACTCTCCTGGGGCATCATCGCTTTTCTCGTAATATTCAGCCAACCTATCGGCCAAATTCTCTTCGCCGACATCCCGTAACTCGCTCTCTAATGTCGTATGATCTATTGTTGTTCCTGTAATATAGATGGTTTCGAATCCGTGACGTTCTCCTGCCCTCGCCACTTCCTGTCCGAGTTTCCACGCATCCAGCAAAGCACCACTTGGTTTATCGGGAATGTGCGCCTTTGTACGAATATACAGATCGTCAATCGGCCCAACATTATATCCCGCCTTCTTTGCCGCCTCGTCCACCATCCTCTGCATGGTCGCCGTATCGCCCCGGTTCACGGCATCCAGATAGATCGCATCCTGTTCCGGCGTGATTCCCTCCCGTCCCACCCGCAACTCCTCCTCCGGCGCCGCCATGGCCTTCCCCGCCTTCCGCCCCCTCTTCTTTTCCGGCTGACCTCCCTGGCCCTCCGGAGCCGGGCGTAGGGGGCTGACCTCTGCGGCTCTGACCTCTTCCCTGGCCGCCGGTAACATCGCCCCCTGAATAATCATTGGCGTCAGATACCGGTCCTCACCAGCTCCTACCCCCAGCTTCACCTGGGCCTCGCCCACCGCGTTCAACGCATCCGCAAAGAAATCCGGATTAAGGGTGATATGCGGAGCCACTGCAGCAACCGGCTTTTCACCTTCCTTTACTTCCGGCGCCGGTCCGCCCTCCGTCTTCAGCGGCATCAGGATCGTCATACTATCCGCCGGCTTCATCAACCCGCCGACTTCCACCGGCACCTCGATCGTCCGCGCGTATTCCTTTTCTTCCGATATATTCCGGATGCTCAGTTTCCCTTGAACAATCTCCAAGGCGATTTGCGGATTCTTCTGTTTCTTCAAAAACGGTTTGAGCTGTTTCAGCGCCGCCAGCACCTTCTCCTTATCCACCGTCCAGGACACATCCTGTTGCGCCGGGATAACCTGCCGGAAATTCGGATACGTTCCATCCATCAACTTCCCGGTCACTTCCATATTCCCATTCTCGATCCGGATCAGGCCGCCAGTCTCCTTCGCCTCCACCTCCACGTTCATCTGCCACGCCGGCGCCGCCTTATCAGCCTGCAACATCTCCGTTGTTCCGCTCCGCACAATGTACCGTTCTCCGACCTTTAATCCCCCGGTATCGCCCTGCACAAAACTACGCGTCAGCCGCCGGCCATCCGTCGCCACCAGCCAGATCCCGCCTTCCCCAACCTCAAATAAAGTGTGCATCAGAACATGGCGCGTTTCATCTTCCGATTGCGCCATCCCCACCTTCTTCAAAGCATCCAGCAGGGCCGGCCCATCCGGAAACCGGATCATAGCCCGTTCGCCCGTCAGAGCCGGCGCCGGCGGGAATTCTTCCGGCTCGATCGAAGACCGCACAAACTCCGTCCCCACCTTCTCATACAGCCCATTCTTCAGCACCGACTTCATCCGCACCGTCGTTTCCAGGTCCGTCGCCATCCCCACCCCATCCTGCACGTGCATCGTTGCAAGGACCGGCAGAGTCATTCTTTTCGGAATCGCCTTCCCCATGACCGTGACCAGCGGCTGCGCCTTCGGAAATCCCGTACTAGCCTTAATCCGCTTTACACTCTCCTTCTGATCCGCGGCCTGAGCGGCTGTTATCGGCACCGGTGCCCCCGCAACTTCCGCGCCCCGGCCGGCTTGCCCGGCCGGAACGCCAGATACCGCCGCCGCCTTCCCCGCATACCATTCCGCAACCGCCGCCTTCGTGCCCTTAATCGTCTTCGGCAACATAACCCCGGTAATCTCGACGAAGAGGCCTCTTGCATTATTATTCCTCGGATCAAGGATCCCGCCCGTAAGATCTCCGGTTTGTAGGACCTTCTGGACTGCGGCGGCTGTCCGTGGCGCCGCATCCGCCGGAATACCAAGTTCTTGCAACCGTGCCGTAATCCGCTCAATAGGCCATTCCGCCGCCGCGGCAGGGACTTCGGGTGCAGGCTTAAACACATAGCGGTCGCCTTCGCGAACGTAGCCAGGAGGAGGAGCAGTTTTATAATACTCAAGTTCAGATACTTTTAATGGGCGTTTGAAAAAAGCATCGCGTCGTATTTCAATTTCTGCTAAAAGATTATACCAATCCTCTTTAGCTTCAGGCGGACTTCTGGGGATTAAATCTGATGCTTTTATTTTGCCTGTAAGATAATTTTCAATTTCACCAACCGACAACCCGTGTAACATTAGTTCTTTGGCGGCATTGCGTATCTGTTTAGGACCAAGCCAAACAACACGATCTTCCAATGATACTTCCCGCGTCATCAACTCCGGTGCGATCGGCGCCAGCCCCGCCGCCGGCGGTCCTACCGCCCCAACCGCCACGCCCCTGCCCCCCATAGCTCCTGGAGCGACGGGGGGTCTGCCTATCTGCCCAGGCGCTGCGCCTCTAATTCCACCCGGGACCGGCGCGGGCACCGGCCTGCCCCCCGTAGCCGCCCTTGCGAAGGGCGGTGCTTGAAGTACTCCACCTCGCGCAACCGCTCCTGCGCCTGCTCCCGGCTCGGGTACGGCCCGCCCAGGTTCCGCCCCTCTTCCGACAATACCTTCCATCCCCCTTTGACTTGCCTGATCATATAAACCTCCTTGTACTGGCAATAATCCTTCCGCTCTTCGTGCTTCCGCCGCCGGCGCTGCTTCCGGACTCACGATCCCTACATCCATTTTCCTTAATTCCTCAAAGGCCGACGCTTTCTCGGTAGGTGTGCCATGCCGGGATCGGTAAAGAATGGTCTGCCGATTCCGCACCCAGGCTTCATCGGCCAGTACATCGCTCTTGGCCCGGACCTGCCGGATCCAATCCTGCGCGTTGATATCTTTCTTCCCTTGTGTCAGGATGCCAAACATCAGATCCGTCATGCCTTGGACGCCGATCGTTGCTATGGCATACTTCGGCCAATCCTCCGGCCGCCCCGAGGCCTCCGCCTGTTGGTGTGCCGACTGGAGCCCCTTGACATAATTTTCCGTGTTCAATCCGGCCAATGCCAGGACTGCTGCTGTCTTCGCCATCCACGTCCGAGTTAATTGCGATGCCGCCGTGGGTGCGCCCAGGTAGGCTGCGGTTCGCATTGCGGAGTTTAATTTCTCTTCTGGTGTCCCGGGTGTGCTCGCATAGACCGCTGTTGATATTTTCGCGTTCTGCAACGCCGCTTCTCGCATCCTGGAGATGGTCCCCGTCAATTCCCCCGGCTGGGCCCCGCTGATCCCCTTCAGCATTGCCAGGTCAACGGCCAGCGATAGCGCTCCTTCCCCGATCTGTTGCGCCACGTAGGCCGGGATCCCACCCTGCTTGCGAATCTCATCCAGCGCCTCCCGGTGCGTCTCCTCTACTGCCGTCATAAATCCGCCGGCGATTTGTTCCCCTTGTCCCCTGATTTGTTGCAACCTCGATTCTGCCAGCGGCTGGGTTGGCGGCGTAGCCCGGCTTGCCTGAAACTCCTGCATTTGATCGGGAAACGCCTGCCATAAAAAGGTGAATGCCCTGTTCCGGATTGCCTGTGGCAGGCCGGTAATGCTCTCGGCTGTCTCTTCCAGGCCCCCCACGATTTGCGCGCCCTTCTCTGCCAGCACGGCTCCCGCGCTCACCGCCGTCCGCGCCACGTCCCCTGCGATCCCCCGCGCTTTCAGCAATGGCACGCGGGCAGGCGGAGGCGGTCGCGCCCCCAAGTCAGCTTCCGCCATCCAGGGCACATTCTGCGTCACACCCGTCACCGCCGGAGGCCCACGCAGGCCCGGTCCCAGCGGCAGCGGTCTCTGCTCGATCGGCCTGGCTTCTGGCGCCACTAGCGGCCTCCGGCTGACCTCTGACCTCTGACCTCTGACCTCTTCTGGAAAGCCCGGCACCACACTCTCCCTTGTCCTGGCCGCTCCCACCTCTTCAGGCTCGAAAAACACAGCCCGACCCGTCGCCGGCTGGGCAACATAGCTCGTCCCGCGGCCTGGCGTCACCCGCCGCCCCTGCTGATCCTCGATATAGCTTCCTGGAGACCCCGCCAGGGCAAAATCCTCCCATGGCGGCCGCTCAGTCGCCGTAGCCACTCCATCTGGCTTGTCAGGGCGTAGTCCTACGAAGCCTGACGCAAAATCTTCCCAAGGCTCACTCATTCCGATATTCTCTCCCAACTCCCCGGCCGACCCGGATCCCCACCATTATATCTGTATCCCTTCCGGACTTCCCCTATCACTGGCATTGAAGTCGGGCCCGATGCGGCCGTCGGCAATGGAGACCCCGCTGCTTCTTCTCCCAAAGCAAACTCTCCCGGCCTGCCCCCCATAGCCTCCCCGGCGACGGAGGGCCTGCCCCCCATAGCCTCCCCGGCGACGGGGGGCCGCGCGGCCGCCGGCGCCGCCGGCGTCCCAAACTGCCGAGCCAAATATCCGCGTTTATCCTCCGGCGCCGCCGCCGGCGCCGCACCCGCTCCGCTTGCCCTCCTTCCCAACTCCTCCGACCGCATAAAAGCATCCATCTGCGTCACTCGCCGCCGCGACCCTTCCGGCGTCATCATATATTCCTTCTCGTATTCCGCAATAGCTGCTGGAGATGCCGTCTCCATGAAATTCTTCATCGACATTTCCCTCTTCTCCCACGACGACAACTTCGCCGGCTTCCAGCCTTCCGGCGTCCGCTCAAAATTCTCATGGAATGCCGTCCGTTGCGCCTCTGTAACATTCGGGGTATTCATAAAGCGCTGGTATGCCGCCTCACTCGCCGCCGCCGCGCTCAACGCCTTAGCTGACGCCACCCGATTCGCCTCCGTCTGTTCCCATTCCTGCCGCATCCCCGTCGGCATATTCTCCATCGCCCTCTGCTGGATATGCGCCATGATCTCCTGCCCAGCCCCCGGTATCTGCGTCAAGCCCCGTTCATATTCCTCCCGGCTCTTCCAATCCGGACGCCGCAGATAGTCCACCAAGTTCCGATCGAACTCTTGTCGGCGTGTCGCCAATACAGGATCATCTTCTACGCCGGTCAATGGCGCCTTAACCGCCAGTAAATCCGTCCCAGCCGGCAGGTTAATCGGCCGCATAGTCCCGCCAAAGCCTGAAGGTCCCATTCCCTCCGTCTGACCTCTGACCTCTGTGGCTCTGACCTCTTTCCCCTGACCTCTTCCAGGCGGTCCAGCCAGCATCTGATCCACCATTGACACCGGGGCCTGCCCCGGCATAGCTCCTTGCCTGCCCCCCATAGCTCCGGGAGCGACGGGGGGAGCGACGGGGGGCGCCTGCCCTGCCAGGGCGTAGCCTGGCGTGCCAGGGCGTAGCTCTTGAGCGAAGCCTGGAGCCTGGCCGCCCGGATGCACCGTCGTCACCGCACTTGGCCCTGGGGCTTGCAGCATGGAAGCGCCCGGCGGTCCGAAAGCGGGAGTCACACGCGTCCCGCCACCCCATTCAAGAGCCTTGAATTCCTGTTGTGCCCTGTCAAATTGCGCCCGCTGGTCCGGCGATACAGCTTGGGGTTCGGTAACGGGCGGCCTCGCCGCGCCGGCAGGCGGGCCCGCTCCTATCTGATCTCTGATCTCTGACCGCTGACCTCTTCCCCATTCTCCCGCCGCCTGCGGCACCGTGCCGGCGATCCGGCCCGGATTGAAGAATCGGCCCGGTCCGATCCCACCCTGATTCTCGAAACTCGTCCCCGGCACGAACGTCCCCCTCCGCAATCGCGCCAATCGTTCAGCCCGCGTCTCGTTTCCTGGTATGTCAAGTATAGCCATATTTCCCGCCTTTCAGTTTAATCTTCGCCGTTTGAGAACTGCCATTTGAGCACATATCTCGGAAAACTATACGGGCTCTGCGAACTCTGAATCCATGCTCCCGGACCATCATGGAGCGGACAAGCGGCAACATCGCTGATCCAATTCAAAATGATAGGGGTTTCGGACGTTTCATCGTCACTTCGGTAAAGTGTCCACTTGTCTGGAACCAGATTGTTTCCGTCGAGATCGAAATAATTTGGATCCGAGTTGGTAAAAATATAAATATCAACCTTTCGATTCACCTCCGGCAAGCCTAGGGATTGATATAATCTATTGCGTTCCGCGTGTAATTCATAGTTGCCATAGGGACTGGTGATAAATTTTTCCGAGGCACTGATTAAAAAATACCCCTCCGCCTGATTATAATGCCACTCCTGCGCATCAAACTGCGCCTTAATAGTCGCCCGCATTTCGGCAGCCGTCGGGAAATCCGGCCAGGGAGGATTGATATATCCGTACCAATGCACATATTTATGTTCACTATAAGGATATACCCAGCCATACTGATCGTCCCACCCTCCGCACTTCGTCCGCTTCAAAGCGTTCAACCCCTTTTGCAAATCCTCGAAACACCACGGCCCCCGTATATCCCCCGGTAAAAATGTGCCGTAACTCCAATCATCAACCATAGCTACCTTGCGCCGGTAACTTTCAAATTGGATTGCACTCACATTCAACCCCGCCGCTTCCTGCCAAGTCGTTCTTGTGAAATACACAAAATCGCTCTTATCTTCGGTCAAAAAGCTGGTAGCGTTAGTTGTATTCAAGAAACTTCCACAGTTATCTTCCATCCATTTTTGCATTTCCTGAAATACACTTTCACCTTGCCCGTCCCCGCCCCAACTCGGATTGTTATAGACGCGCTGGGCATTATCACCCGCCGCTAAAAGAGAATACATACTAGGCACATGCCCCAGCACCTTCCGATGCTCAAAATAGGACGTAATAATCTCATTGGCGGCTGTCAAATCCTGTCCGCCTAAAGGCCAATTTGCAACTGGAGTAAATGGTGTCATACAATCGCCCACCGAGTCCAATCCCACACGGCATCTCCCGATCCATTCCGTTGTAATACCTGATATTGAATCCCGCCTTCGGGTAGGCAATCGGATTCGATCAATCCCGCGGTCCAGGCACTCGTTCCTGCATTCCATATCAAATGCGGCGTTTCGGCCGTACCACTTGGAACAACAAGTCCTATTCCCCATGCCCCCGCCGCCGCACTCCATATAAGGTGAGGTGATCCCGCGGTCCCAAATGGAATCTTGATTCCGTCAATATCGAACGGCCTGAATGCCATTTTAAGTGTCGCCACTTCGTTCGGTGCAGTCCCCGTAACGCTGAATTGATATAATCGGTAATACCCATACGTCGCGTCATTCGCCGGCACACTTGCCGCCGTTGCCACCAGCATCGTATTATCGGCTATTGTCCGCCGTACATAGATAATGCCATTATTCGCCACCACCAGCGCCGCCGACCCCACCGCGATCCGGTCAATCTCACCCGCCAGGATCGTGATCGTCGTCCCGCTTTTCGTAAAACCCAGCGCCACTTTGGAGAAGTCCACCCCGCCACCCGCCGCCAACTGCCCCCAATACGCCGAATCCGTACCACTCGCTCCCCCCACCGCCAGGAGCAACGTGTTCCCCGTCCGCTTGTCCCCCGAAGCGTCCAAGCCCCGCAATGTGCTGGGCACCGCGTCGCGCGCTATCTTCTTTGCCTCCTCTTTCGTCACATATTGGCGTTGATTCAGGTCCCGGATCACCCCGCCCACCACTTTCCCCACGTCCTCCCGGCTGGCAAACCTGTCCTGGATCCCACGCACTACCCCCTGGATCGCCCCAAACACCTCCGCCCGCGTCGGCATCGTCAGAAATGTCTTCGCTTCCTTCTCCGCCCGTTTAACCTCCACTTCCTCCATCTTCTTCGCATACCACTTATCCAGTTCGGCAAACTCCTCTCCCCTCCTTGGAGGGGACAGGGGTGGGTTCCTCTGCTCCGCCGGCACTGCCGCCGCCACCCGCGCCGGCCGCTTCAATTCCCTGGCTAATGCTTCATCTTTCAGTGTCATACTGTCGGCTCCGTGTAATTGTAAGTTGTGATCAGCGTCTTCGTATGCACGATCTTGATTCCCAACCATTCAAAGGGGCCCGTATTGCTGATATGGCTCCCGCTGTTGTCCACCGTCACCGTTCCGCCGATAAATGCCGCCGCCAGTGTCGCCGTCGCAAAATACCTCATCGTGTAGGTCGCAATCCGCTGATAAACGTAAGTATGGTCATTCCAATACCGGCCCAATGGCACGGAAAATACCTGGGATGTAGCCAGTTCATAATCGCCGTAAACTACCCATGATATTCCTGATACGTTCTCTTCGGCCGATAGCGGATACTTCTTCACCGACCGTAACTTCCGGTAATTCCGCGTCAGGTAATCGTCCAGCTCATGCGATAACACCGCCGTCTCAACTCCGCTTGCTGTCTGATCCACGATCGCCGGCGCGTTAGGATCATGATGTATCTCCGTGAGATAATCCGTCGCATCCGCCCCGTACCGTGAAACATATTCCGCCACGTTAACCGGCTTCGCCGTCCTCACGTTCGACATCGTGCGCCGGCGGCCGGATTCGGTTGGCTGGGAATCCGTCTCCACCGTCGTATTCGTAGCGCGCGTCGGCGGCGCCGCCGGCGGCGAAGCGTTCTCCGTATTCACCGTCTTGAGCGCCGAATGGAGCGCCGTATCCTCCCCGCTCGTCGCCACCTGGTCAATCGCTACGATCGTCTCCACCTGCGTCCGCTCATTCCCCGCTTCCGTCGGCTGGGCCGACTGCCGCACGATCGTCCCCGGGGTCGGTGTTGGCGCAACCAAGGGCGTCTCATTCTCCGTATGCACGACCTTCGTAGCCGCCGCCGCCGCGCTATCGTCATAAGCCGTCGCCACCTGGTCCTTCGGCACGATCGTATCCACCGTCGTCCGGTCATTCCCCGCTTCCGTCGGCGCCGCGCTCTGACGCACGATTGTACCCTTCACGTCCGCCGGCTGGGTCAACGGCGTCGCATTCTCCGAATGAACCACCTTCGTCGCATCCGCCGCCTTACTCCGATCGTAAGCCGTCGCCACCTGGTCCTTCGGCACAATCGTATCCACCGTCGTCCGGTCATTCCCCGCTTCCGTCGGCTGGGCCGACTGCCGCACGATTGTCCCCTTAATATCTGCCGGCAGGGTCAATGGCGTGGCGTTCTCGGTATGCAGGATCTTCGTGGCATCGGCCGCCTTGCTCCGATCATAAGCCGTCGCCACCTGGTCCTTAGGCGTTGTAGTCTCCTGGCTGGTCCGTTCCCGGCCCAGCTCCGTCGGACTGGCCTCTACCCTGACAATCTTACCCGCTGCCGCCGTGCCGGACGGGATATCCGGATTATAAGTGTGGATGATCGTCTGCCTCGTAAAGGCAGCATTGTCCTCGTTGATCGTGATGATCTTATCGCCTTTGCTTAACGTCTGATAGAGGACCCATACCAAGCCACCCGCGCCACTCGCCACCAGGGGATTGACATTACCGGGCTTATACTTCACTTCGCCGGCATACCAGGTCCCGGTCCGGGCCCACCGAGTCCCCGTCATGGGACTTGCAATCGTAGTCTGGGCCTTCAGATAGGCCAGGCATCCGTTCAGATCGTCCTGACCCACCGTCCAGGTCCGAACCAAGACATCCTCACCCAGCCCCTGGTCTTCATCCAGGTCGCTGAGTTGCGCCTTATTCTCAGCCAGTAATTCCGCTAGACTCGCATCTGATAGTTCTGTCATTTCCCATCATCTCCTACTGACCCTCTGACCTCTGACCCTCTGACCTCTTCTTAAATAGCGGGGGCTGGAGTCGAACCAGCTCTCTCCGGACTATGAACCCGGTGGATTCCCGTTTTCCCTCCCCGCAAATTTTGCTCCCTGCCAACTTGCCTGCCCCTCCGTAGCTACCCGAGCGTTTTGCTCCGGCGCCGCGCGCGAAGCAAAGCAAGCCGTTCTTCCTTCATATCGGCGCTCCCACTCCCACCACGCCGGGAATCTCGGCCATTGCCCGCGCCTGGTCCAGCCCGCGCCGGCTGTTGTTCAGGTTGTGCTCGGCAACCCACACGGGGAATCCCGGTGGCAAGTGGGTTTGGATATGCTGAATCTCGGCCACCATATCGGCCACGGAGATTGAATCGCCGTCCTTCGGATGATTCCGGGTTTCATAACAGCAGAAGTCACCGCCCGGAAATTCGCGTTCATGCGGGTTCCATTGCTCATGCGTCCCAACCGGGATCAGTCCGGCATGTTGCTTTGTGCAAGCAATCGCCTGTCGCACAATATCGGTTGACCAGTAGCGGTTGGTTTCGCAACCGATCAGATAGGCGCTAGCGTAAGGGTTCAAGGTCTTACACGCCGCCGCAATGAAACCTTCATGTCGGTCCATGTATTTCAGGCATGGATACTTCGCGCCAGGAATTGCCGGGCCGTCAAAAAACGCAAAAACGATCTTGGCGCCGTTATCTTTCAGCGTGTCCAGGTAACATATCAGCGTCTCGTACTTTCGCATGTCCAGCGTCCTCATGTACTCATCCGCAAACAGGGTCATCAATTCCTCGTTGTTCAAACATAGAATTGTTCCGTCGCACCCGTGGTCAATGCACCACAGGATATGAGCGTCGCGCATGGCGTCATTGACTCCATCCCCGCAGAGATACCAGGAGCAGGCCACCTTGCCTTCGTATTGCCAGAAGAGGGAATTATTTATCAGCAGTGGTTTCACTTCTTTCTCCTTTTGCGCCAGCGTCGGACACCCTCAAACAATCCCAGCAGAATCCCGGCTCCCACCATCCCGGCTGATATTCTCCAATCGTCGTTCGCCGCCTGGGAAACCACCCGCACAATGTCCGCAATGCCGTTGATGTTCGTCATTTTATTTCTCCGTCTTGAAAACAATTTTCATAGCGGCAGTAACGGATATCGCAACGGTGGTTGAAAGATAATCTACTTTCGGGTATTGACTCTGAATATCCATTGCCACCATCCGTGACACTGCCGCGATTTCATCGTTGGTAACGCGAATTATAGATTTCGGTACGGTCATCTCACTCACGGAATGATGTCCTTCTTTTTTCTCTGCATCCAGGGAATCCAGCCCGCCGTCCGCACCGCCGCCCACATTGTCCAGGCCAGCGTCCGTCGGCACCCAACATAGCGCATGACCTCATAGAATAGATCGTCGGCTTCCCGGCGTTCGATCGGCCTGCCCCCTATCTTCCGATGACTGTAAAGCCAGTCGTGAAAACACGCCGCCACCCCGTAAAAATTCGTCCCATCCCCAGCCGGTGGATAGATGATCTGCAGGGGTCGCGGAATGCTGGCCCAGTCGAAGATAAACCCCTTGCGTGCCGTCGTGATCTCCCCGGCTTTGGTCATGTACCCGAAATTGTTATTGAGTACTGCGCGTTGTCCATCAACATACCCGGTAATCAGCCAACCGATAAACCGCTTTTCGGGATCGGATACGCGAATGTGCAGTCCCCCTTTTGAGGCGTCATGCATATCGGAAAGTTTTTTCATTGATCCTCCGGCCTGATCGTTCTTGGTTCTGGCTTTACGCCATTCGGTTGATGCGAGTATGGATAGTCCAGTCGCACGTCTCCGTTCTCCGAGCACTCCGCCAGCATCTGCGTTTGGGATTTGATCTTCACCTGTGACTCCTGCCACTTTTGCATCGCCTCAATGTTCTTTTCCAGCGTGGCGATGTCACGCTCGATCTCGAAATGGTCGGCCTTGTCGTGGACATTCTTCAGCATGTTCTTCAGAAACGCGAGGTGATCGGTATGCTTCTTGACAAACTCGTCCATCATGGCGATCTATCCCGATTGAGTCGTTTCACGTCACTCTTGATTTCCTTGAGGTCGTCAGACATAAAATCCAGCTTGACGATTGCCCGTTCCACAGCCTGAATGCGCCGGTCCTGGTCATCGTTCCTGTCGTACTCGCGGTTGATGTTCCAACCACAGACGCCCATGACCAACGCAAGCAACGCATTGGCGGCCCAAACCAGATTCGGAGAGTTGCTTAACGTCATATCATCCCGCCGCCTTTCTTTGCTCCCAATAATAACCACGTCCAAAACACCAGGCCATACACCGGATCGATACCATTCCGGCGAGGACTGCCGCCGCCGCAATGAGCACCAACGAAAATAGGATAACGCTTTTCATTTCTTCCACTTACACTTAATCTGCCTACACAAATCCGGTGTCCACCGGAAGGAACATTTTGAACATGGTGTTTTCATGGTGTTTCATACCTCACGATCACGATGCCGGATTATCTGAATCCCAACATATCTATCCGAACACTCCCCGTCGGCGTTCCGGTTCGCGTGAAAGTCAACGTAAACCCATTTGTGGCCGTGGAGGATATTAGCCCATAAAAACTGTTTCCGGCCGACGCAAAAAGATACATCGGAACGCCCCCGCCGATATTCCAATTTCCAGCGGTGGTTCCAGTGTCATTATAAAGACAATAAGCATTTCCGGCGGCATCGGAAAAACCCACCGAACATTGAGTTAAGAATCCTTGATTTGACGCTAAAAATAACACGGACGATGGTCTGAATCCCAACGTGACAAACGCGGTGGTCGTGGAGACGTTAGTGGCGCTAATTGTCAATTCCGCTGTGGCAACCCCTGTTGCGTATTCAGGTGCGGTTCCGGCCTCATTGACAAATAGTTTTCGATTTGCCAACAATCCACCCAGCATTCCGAGTTGCCCGAGAGCGTTCGTCGAGTACAATATCCCACCATTCGTGACACCGCCCGTGACCTGCAGATTGGTGACGGCCAGATTGGATACTGAAGCCGAGTAAACTGACGCTGTGAGTGCCCCGAGGAACCCCACGTTAGTTGCGTTCATGTTGTTCCAGTTGACGTGCGATCCGACCGGGTTGGTGACTTGCCCCGGCGGGTTGGCTATGGTTTCCCACGGCATCTGTTCCGCATCATTAACGACCACGTACTTGTTGGCGGCAATCAGCGTCAAGCAAATGATCGGAATGACAATTAGAAAGATTCGTTTCATACCTGTTTTCCTTTGTATTTTTGGTCATGGGAGTCTTGAACCTGAAAAGAACGAAGCTACCGCCGAGTTTAGAATATTAGTCCCTGTAGCTCTTGCATACATTTTGATGGTGAAATAATTGGTGCCGGTCGAATTTACATCAACGATTACGGTGATATTTGGAGAAACCCACGCGTCTCCAACTCCCGCTACCACCTCGCAAGTTTTGAATTGTACATCGTTCTTGTATAGTCCTACAAGTATCTGACTTTGATCGGGAACAGCTCGCCATGTTACCTGCCCTGATAACAAATAACGTCCAGCAACAGAAGGCGTGAAATTAGTGCCATCAAAACAATTACCATAATCAAATTCTTCTACGGGAAATGTTTTTACTGTCCAAGTTCCTGTCGTTATTGAAAAATCTGTGCCGTTTCCAGTTGCATGAAACGAAGGAGAAAAGATATACCCTAGTTGTCCCGAATTGTTAGTCGCCGTCAACAACGCACCATTCGTCGGACTCCCGCCCGTGACCTGCAAGGCGGATACTATCCCCGTGTTAGTGAATGTGATTGGCAGATATGCCTTCGACGATGCGCTCGCAGTCCACGTGGTAGAGTTACCCGCAGTCAGTTTAGTAAAATCTCCGGTTGCCCCAATAAATCCCCCGTTGGTTAGATAGTATCCGGCCATGTTACCATTTTCTATCAGCGGAAACCCAGAACTTGCTCCGCCGCCAGCCGCATTAGTATTCCAGGTAATGGATAAAATGCCCGAGTTCGTTGTGATAGCGTCTGCATCAGATGCGGCGATTGTGGCTCCTTGAATTGCGTTGGTCAAAACCACATTATCGTCAACGTAAATAGGCTCGTTGAACTTGAACTTGGGCGTAGTGGGATCAAATTCAAGCTGTAGGCCGTTGGTGTTTTCGATTAAGAGATAACCCAAATTGTTTCGGATTTGCCAACCGCTTCCGAAGTCGAGAATTAACAGGTTGCTGATTGAGCCGCTGCCAGCGTCATTGCTTCGGGTCAGCACTTCGACCAAGGTGGGCGCATTGGTAGCTATTGCCTTTTCAGCCGTCGTAAGGTGTAGGATGTTCGCCCCGCTGTTATTCGTGTGCGCCGTGAATATTGGGATGGTTGTATAGTTTGTCTTGATTATCGCAAGATCGTTCGATCCCGACAACCCCGATTGCAACGGGAAGTAATTCGTCAGCACAATTCCCAAAGCGTTCGATGTACTCAAATACGATTGTAGCGGAGCCGTATTTGTATTCAAAATCGCCACCTGCCCGCTCACGCTTGCGCCCCAGTCACCGCGATAGGCCGTTGCGTCCGACGTGCCATAGGCCACGTTGGTCAGCCACGCCTGGTGTGCCGCCACCGTCCAACCGTTCGTGTCCGCGTCATAAACAACTCCATTACTTGCCGCGATCCATAACTCCTCATTGGTCAGCCACGCCTGGTGTGCCGCCACCGTCCAACCGTTCGTGTCCGCGTCATAGACAACTCCATTGCTCGCCGCGATCCACAACGCCTCGTTCGTGAGCCACGCAGAATGGGCAGAAACCGTCCAGCCGTTCGTGTCCGCGTCATAGACAACTCCATTACTCGCCGCAATCCACAACGCCTCGTTGGTCAGCCACGCGGAATGGGCAGAAACCGTCCACCCGTTCGTCTCCGCGTCATAAACAACTCCATTACTCGCCGCGATCCACAACGCCTCGTTCGTGAGCCACGCGGAATGGGCAGAAACCGTCCAGCCGTTCGTGTCCGCGTCATAGACAACTCCATTACTCGCCGCGATCCATAACGCCTCGTTCGTGAGCCACGCGGAATGGGCAGAAACCGTCCACCCGTTCGTCTCCGCGTCATAAACAACTCCATTGCTCGCCGCGATCCATAACGCCTCGTTCGTGAGCCACGCGGAATGGGCAGAAACCGTCCACCCGTTCGTCTCCGCGTCATAAACAACTCCATTGCTTGCCGCGATCCACAACGCCTCGTTCGTGAGCCACGCGGAATGGGCAGAAACCGTCCAGCCGTTCGTCTCCGCGTCATAAACAACTCCATTGCTCGCCGCGATCCACAACGCCTCGTTCGTGAGCCACGCAGAATGGGCAGAAACCGTCCAGCCGTTCGTGTCCGCGTCATAAACAACTCCATTGCTCGCCGCGATCCACAACGCCTCGTTCGTGAGCCACGCAGAATGGGCAGAAACCGTCCAGCCGTTCGTGTCCGCGTCATAAACAACTCCATTGCTCGCCGCGATCCACAACGCCTCGTTCGTGAGCCACGCGGAATGGGCAGAAACCGTCCAGCCGTTCGTCTCCGCGTCATAAACAACTCCATTGCTCGCCGCTATCCACAAGGGCTCATTCGTCGAACCCAGACCGACGACTTCCGTCCCGCTCACCCATAACCGGCCGGCGATATACACATGTCCGCCTGTAATCGCGCTCACATAGACGTTACTCACATCCGACTTATTGAGCCCATTCCCATAAATCCCTATAATAACATTCGTCGTCGCCGTACCTGGCGCCACAAAGTAGTTACTAATCGCTCCCGCCGCGCTCCCCCAAAACGTCAAATTCGCCACGCTCATTGTTACGTTGCCGTAACTAGCGCTCTTACTGAATCCGGCCATATACAGGGTGCCCTCTACAATCGGCACCGTACCCGTGAATGCTGTTCCCGCCACCGCCACTACTCCCGTATAAACACTCGTCAACGTGCAGAGATTCGTGCCCGTCTGGGTCTGAATCCCCACCCGCAATCCGGGTATAATACTACCGGAGCTGATAAATCGGCCGCCGGCGCTATCGAAGATCGCCACATCCCCCGCATCAACCCGCCCCTTCGTCGCCACGCTGGGGTAATACTGTGCGAGCCCGGTTCCCACCAGGCCCGCCAGCATCAGCATTATAATGCCCACTTTCTTCATAATCTGAGCCTTCTCAATCCCCCGCCGGCTTGTCCGGCGGGTATTCAAGAATCATTCCGAAAACGGCTCAATCCGGACCACCCCGGCACTCCCGCCTACCGCCTCGATGAACCGGGCATACCCTACCGTCTCCCGGTGCCATTTCATAGGCGCGGAAGTCACCGGCAGATACACCCCAGCCCCGGAACTTACTGGCGCCGTGCCATCGAAAGTCGCTAAGACCGCAAAGGTCTTCACGCTCACATAACAATGGCTCACCTTCGCGTCCAACGCCGCCGCCGCCACTGCGGCGCCGCCCACCGCCAATTCCTGGCCCAACACGCTATTCCGCGTCGGCCTCAACGAACTATCCAGATTTGACACTCTCGTATTCATCCTGCCATTCCTCCTTTATTTATTTCCGACTGATCTCCCTGGCCCTCCGGAACCGGGCGTAGGGGGCTGACCTCTGTGGCTCTGACCTCTTCCTACTGCTCTGATCCTCTTCCCCCTACCTCCCGAACACCGCCTTCCGTTCCACTCCCTGCTGATCCAACAATCTTTGCTCCAAACTCTCCAACTCCGCTTCCGCCTTATTCTCGAACTTCGCGGTCTCCACCGGATCCACCAGGTAATCCGCGTGCGCCCCGTTGGAAACATACGTCTTCAGGAACGCCGGAAACTCCACCGGCTCCCAGTAATCCGTCTCCGACTCCGGATTCTTATTCGTCGAAGTCTGGAGCGCCTTATAACTTAATCCGGTGGACGCCAAATAAGACAAGTCCCCGATCGCGTACAACGTCGCCCCCGACCATTCCGTAAGCGAAAATGCCCGCACCGGCGGCCGAAACCACACCCACGGCCGCGCCGGCGCCGTGTTTGAACTCAGCAGGATCCCATCGCCATAGAACATCACATCCAGGACCAATCCGGAGAACCGATATATCCGGGGATCCTGATCGAATATACAGAACTGCAAATCCACCGCGCCGATTTCCGTCTCCCCCTCCTGCTCAAAATCTATCGTCCGTAGAAAACCATCTCCAACCTCTTCCCACCAGTCCGTCTCCGTCTCCGGATTATAATTCACATTCCCGTCCTGCAAACTGATGTAATAAAGCTCGCTCCCATCCGACGTTTCGTAATATACCTCATCCCCCGTCGCGTAATTCAATGTAGCATCCCAGGTCGCCCGATATTGCCGCTGTTCCGCCAGCATGATCTCCGCCCAGAATGCGCGTTGCCAGGCTTTGACCACTCGCTCGTTGATATACACCGCGATCAGCGCATTCTGCGCCGCGCTATATGCCGCCGTCGCCGGATCGACCCCGCGCATCAGCACAATCGCTTCCCATACGCTCTTTGTTGTTATTGTTTTCATGATTTTGTTTCAAAATCACCCCCCATAGCTCCTTGAGCGTCGGGGGGTCGTCTGATCAATACACTTTTCTAAATGAAACCCGGCCGTGCCGATTCTTCATTACCTTGACCGATCGAGATCCTTCGCTGATCCCGAATTCTCTCCGATCCTGGTCCTTCCAATACCCCTCCGCGGCTGTGGTCAGAACCTCCCGACCCTCCGTGTCCACCGCGTTCATCACCGCCACCGTCGAAATCTGGCGTGTCAGCCGGCCGCTCTCCCCAAACCGCCGCAACTCCCCGCGTTTCGCCGCCAATCCACCATCCAACTCCCGCGCCGCCGCCAGCGTCTTCCGTCGCTCTTCCCGCGTCTGCTGGTATATCGCATCTAATTCCAACGGCATCCTGTCTTCATTCATAGTTATCCTCCGATTCGCCGCGAATCGCCACGGCGTAGTCCCGATACGCGCTTACGCGTGATCAGGGCGAAGCCGGCCCCCCTGCCGGCAACGCCCGCGCCCCGCCCTCGCGCCCAATCTGCACATTCTCCCCATACTGTTGCGCCAGCACTTGCATACGCTGTAACCGGCTTTGCATGATCGTCAACTTATCCGGCGCCATGTCCTGATATATCGCCGGATTCATCTGTTCCATATTTCGATAGAGTTCCAGCCGTAATTCGTAGTTTATGCTCCCATCATCCGGTAATTCCGGTTCCGTCCCCGACCGGATCTCCTGGTACGCCTTGCTCTCCGCCGCTATTTCCGTCTGATTCGCCTGCGCCACGTCCATTAAAGAAGCCTCCGCCAGTTCGGGTGAAAGCCGCCATAACAAGGCGGACACGATCGGCGCGGTCTGGATGGTCTTATCCCGGTCTATCGCCAGGAGCATGTCCTTGACGATCCCGCCGATTTTCTCCAGATATTCCGGATCCAGGTCGCGCGGATCGAATTGCAGGTCCAGGTCAAATTGACCCTGTATCTCCGCCCGACTTCGGAAGATCGGCTTACCTTTCTTGTTCGTGATACGCTGGATCATTTCATCCGATGCGTATTGTTGGAACAGTTGGAATACTTGCGTCAACGCCTGGCGCACGTTCATCAGCCACCATAATACCTTGAATTCGCGGTGCAGTTGCACCAGGTCCTCCGCCACGTCCTCGTTCGTCCGGCCAAAGTATTCATCCACCTGCCGCCGCAGATCCTTGACCATATCCACCACCGTCCGCGGATAATCCGGCGGCTTCATCCAGCTAAAATCCCCATCCCGCTTCGCCTGGAGTTCGATTAACGGCTTGATATGAAGTGCGCCCATCCTCTGCCGGTTCCGCGTAATGATCGGCGGCACCCCGGCGATCTGCGCGTGATCCCCGTGACTATCGGAATATATCTTGAGTAGCCCCTGGTACGGTCCGGCCAACTCCGATAACCCGCGCGAATCGCTTAGCCGCGCCGTCAATACTTCCCGTTGAAACGCATGACCCGGATAACCGCCGTGTGCGTAGTCGATCAGGTTGCGGCCCGTGGCCGTCTCATCCACGTCATAATGAAAGACCACGAAATACTTGCCCGGCACTCCGTCTTCATTCGTTGCCTGGTAATAGGCCGTCAGGATCTGGTAAAGCCCTTTGTAATATTTTTCCTCGCGGACAACTATGTCGCTACTATCGTTGCGGACATATTCCGGAAAAGCCGCAGCGCCTTCATGACCGCCTTGGCGCGATCCGTCCTTTTCCCGTTTCCCGATCACACCTGCAACAAACGCATCGCTCCAGCCCTCGCTGATCTTACGCTCGATGATCTGTGGCTTGGAGAGCCATTCGGCCTCGAAATAAACTCGCGCATTCTGAAATTCCCGCGTGTTAAGCGGAATGAACCAATCCTCGTATAACCGTTTCGCCTGGATATCCGGTCCGTCCTGCTTGACATACGGCGCCGGAAATTCTGCCTGCCCCGTCGTGCGTAATTCACGGATCACCTTCTTCGCCCGCGCCGGCCGGATCCCGGGAAAGTATTCCAACAGTTTCCCTGCAAGTATCTCTTCCCCGAATTCTTCCGACGCCAATGCTACCTTAAAATCCTCCGCCGCCTGCCGAGCCTGCCCCTCAATCTCCGCCACCTGCCCCGCCGTAGCGCCTGCGCGTAGGGGGGTCCCACCCTCTCCCTCTCCCCCGGGAGAGGGCTGGGGTGAGGGGCCTCCCATCTGATCCTGACTGATCTCTGACCTCTGTGGCTCTGTGGCTCTTCCCGCCTCCTCCAGCACCGCGACCACCTGGGCCATGTAAAGTTCCATCAGCCCGTCAGCCGTCAGAGTCTCCATCTTCAACGCCGTCTCGCGCCGCCAGCAGATCCCCAATAACGCCACCGCCGGACTGTCCCCGGTAAAGTAGTTCGCCAATTTGAGTAATTCATGAACCCATTTTACGCCCCAGTGATTCCGGATAATCCAGCGCATAACGATCGCCATGTTACCGGCTTTCTGGATATCCGAGAATTCCGTGCCTCTGAAGTTGATTTGTGCCCGCATGGTTGCCAGCAACAGGAGCATCACCTGCTCGTTGATCAGCATATCCGCCGTTCTAACGCGCATGTCCGATGCGCCCTCAAACGGCTCAGGCTCTTCGTCGTCGTTCGCCGCCGCGTGTTTCAGTCCATCTGCGGATTGTTTGTCCCAGCGGCAAAAACGGATGGCATCCGTGTCCACCCGCGTCGTCCAGACCGTATCCCTCGCTTCGAATGCGATCTGGTCCACTTCACTCTTTAACTCCGCCAGGGTCGGTTCCGTCACCAGTGAAGTTCCACCATCCCCCGGCACCTCGTCTATCGGTCTGCGTTCATCCGGCATTCTTGGCCTCCGATCCGCCTAGAGCCTCAGAGATCAGAGCCTCAGAGATCAGTCTTCCTGACCATCTGACCTCTGACCTCTGTGGCTCTTCCTCGTTACCGGATCACCTTGAAGTAGAACTTTACTTCGCCGGTGGTGTTCTCCGAAAGTGCGTTCGCCGCATTCGGCGTGAACACAAAGTCAATCGTGTCATCCACCGTATAGACCTTGCGCCCCTGGGCGCTGTCCGTCAGCGCGGTCACGCTCGCCTGGGCCGCCGTGGTCACGGCCACATTCGTGCCCACCGCCAGGGATCCCGCCGTCAGGGTCGCCGTGGCCGTGGCATTCGTCGCCACCGCCAGGGATCCTGCCGTCAGGGTCGCCGTGGCCGTGGCATTCGTCGCCACCGCCAGGGATCCCGCCGTCAGGGTCGCCGTGGCCGTGGCATTCGTCGCCACCGCCAGGGATCCCGCCGTCAGGGTCGCCGTGGCCGTGGCGCTGGCCACATAGACAATAGTGTTGGTGACGATATTACTGGATCCATCCAGGTACACGATGGTGTTGGTGGCCAGGACTGGAACAACTGTCACCGTGGGCGCATTCGTCCCGGCGTAGTTCAAGGTCGTTGTCTGCGGCGTCACCGTCACCGTGGGCGCATTCGTCCCGGCGTAGTTCAAGGTCGTCGTCTGCGGCGTCACCGTCACCGTGGGCGCATTCGTCCCGGCGTAGTTCAAGGTCGTCGTCTGCGGCGTCACCGTCACCGTGGGCGCATTCGTCCCGGCGTAGTTCAGGGTCGTGGTCTGCTGGCTCACCGCCGTTACGTTTGTCCGCGTTGCGGTGGTCACGCCCTGGAACCCGCGCCCGTACTTCATCCAGACTTCGGTCTTATTGCTGTTCAGCTCTGCGCTGTCCAGATAGAAGTCTGTGCCCGCCGCGGCATCGCCTACCGTCACCAATACGGATCCCGTCGCGTTGTTGCCGGCATCGAATGCTGTTATGAGCTCCATGCCGATCAGTTCTATCCGCTGATTGGCCGTCACGTTGAATACGTCGGTCAACGTCTGCGCCGTGTTCACGTTCGTTTCCGTCAGATCCGCATACGTGATGGTCGCTACGTGCGTCGCGCCAACAAATCCGCGCTCTTGCTCCGTGACCGGATGCACCGAAGACGCCCCTGCCGGCATCGTTGCCAGGAACAGAAGCGAAATCATCGTCCAGGCCAATACTTTGCTTTTTTTCTTCCTTTTCATCGTTCTTGTCCTCCACTTTTGGTTTTTACTCGATCAAAGTATAGATCATCAGAGTTTCAGAGATCAGAGTTTCAGGGATCATTTTCCGACTGACCTCTGACCTCTGACCTCTGACCCTCTTCCTTTAGCTCGCGATTTGCGCGTTACACTGTCCCGTGGGGTTGTGGCACACCAGGATATACACGGCATCGTGGTAGCCGCGCGGGCCACCCGACTTCGGGGGCTCGATCCAAGCCGCGGGATTATCCAGGAATCTTATCTCCCACATGTTCATGTCCAGGAACAATCCGCTCCGCGAACTGCTCGCCGTCGCCACTCCGGTCGCTTCCGTGTGGAGCAGATACCAGCTCGGGAAGACCTTGACGTTACCCGCGTCAAACTGGAAGAAATCCACGATCTGCATCAGCTTCTTATCTTCCGCGTCCAGGTTATAGCGCGTCAGCGCCTGCGCCGTGTTTATGTCTTCAACATGCCGCTGGGCCCATGCGCTCATCTGCGTCTTGAGCGAGAGTCCGACATAACCCGTCAGATCCACCTTCTCCTTCTTTTGGGTCGCCGCCGCCGCCAGCATGGCTTCCAGCACCGCCGGCAGGAAGGCCGCGATCGTCCCCGTGTTTACACAACCCGCGGACGGCCGGTAATTCGCCGGCACCGGCTTGACTCCCTGGGCCGCCGTAGCCACCCAACTGAACGCGCCGCGCGATCGGTAAGGATTTGCCCCTGATTCCACCCGCGTATCGTCACTGGAGAGCAACTGCTTCTCGATCATCTGACCCAGGATCAATCCGTCGTCCGATGCCTGCTTGGACGATTCCTTGCCCTTTACGCCCCAGGTCGCTGTCAGGTTTGCCAGGCGGCTCGCCATCCAGCCTTCGGTCCGCATCCACATCGCATACGCCTCGATCTGCTCGCGGTTCGTATGGTTGAATGACGCAATATCCGATCCATCCAGCGTCCCGGTGAATTTACGGTCCGGATAGACCTGCACCGGCCATGAATTCAGCATATTCGTCGGTTTCTTGCCCCGTTTCAGCAGACGCGAAAACGGCACTTTCGTACTCTGTGCTATGAAAATGGAGTCCCCAACTTCCGCCACCTTCAGCACTTGATCAGCTTCATAAATTCCAGCCATCACACACCTCCGTTTTTCCGTTTATGAGAGCTGATCTGCTTTGCGTTCCACTCCTCCACTTGTCATTCCGAACGTAGTGAGGAATCTCGCGCTTCGCGTTTTCAGCCCCCAAACACTTTATCGTATTGTTTCTCCAGGGCTTCTTCATCTCCTCCACCCTCGGAGAATTCCTTTTGATCGAACGTCGCTTTTCCCTTGGTCCCGGCGCTTACCGGCGGCCGGCGTGTAGCGCCTGCGGCTTCGGGCAATTTCGGCGGCTTCGGATCGGGCTTCCCTGTCGGCTTCTTGGCTTTCTCCAATCGGATCTTCCGTCCCACCGCCATGTCCTCGCGCATCAATTTCGCGCGATCCATCCATAACGTCTGAGACACAGCCCCGATATCCAATAATTCGTCCTCGACTGCCCCTTCCTTTTCCGCCACGTCCGCCACGGTCATTGACGGATCTTCCTTCGTTCCCGATCCCTCATAACCGTCGCGATGTGTCCGGAGCCATTTCTTCCACTCCCGCAGATTCTTAAACCGGGTCAGCGTCTTCGCTTCCTCGGCGTTGATGTATTCGGGATCCACTCCCATCTTCATCACCGCCTGGATATTCTCATCCCGAATCTTCTTACCCAGGTCTGCGAGTTGCGCTTCCGCCTCTTCGGTCTTAGCCTCTGCGTTTTTCCGCTTGACGTTGATCTCATGGATCCGCGCGTTGATCTTGGCTTGCGCTTTCGCGCTCACCCCTTCAACCTCATCGTCCTTGAATTCCCCGTCAGTCGTTTCTTCGTCCGCGTTCTCCGGTGGCTTGTCGTCCGACTTGTCATCTGACTTGTCATCCGACTTGTCATCTGACTTGTCATCTGATTTGTCATCTGATTTGTCGTCCGATTTGTCGTCCGATTTGTCATCGGCGTCCGACTCCTTGCGACTCGGCGCCGCACCCGCCATTGCCAACCGTTCCGCGATACTCATCACAGCATTTCCGACTTGGGTGGGTGGGTTCCGGTCTCCTAACTGATCTCTGACCTCTGACCTCTGACCCTCTTCCCCGCTCGCCTCTGCCGCACCTGCTGTTTTAGTGTCTGTTCCTTTCGGCATGATGTTTCTCCTCATCATTTAGGTTGCCTATGCTTTTTACATGACCGCATAGTTAGGTCTTTTGATATTAAAATCTCATTCCTCGTCTCATTCCGCAATAGTCCGCTCCCCCAATCCGCCCAATTCGCCATTTTCGATGCCATTAGAACCGATTTTGCCTCAAAATCGCCCTGAGCAAGGCGCCTGCGCGCCGCGTCGAATGGGCTATTTTTGTTTTACAAAATCGCCCTGCGTAGCCCCTTGGGCGAAGCATGGGCTCCATCCTCATTTGAAAGTTTCGCCTACTCCGGCAACCTCCTCCCTCCGCCTTCCTCCCCCGGCCGCGGTCCTTCACCTTGCGGCCGGCGCGCCTGCCCCCCATAGCTCCCTGAGCGTCGGGGGGTCCCCTCGCCGCGTTTCGCCGCATTCCCGTCCTTCACCAAATCGATGATCCGTCCCTGCGCTTCCGCCATCGAACTGATCCCACCGGCGTAAAACGTCCGCTCCGAATCCTTCAACGCGCAGGTACTCACGTTTTCCGTCCCCATTTCTTCGATCCCCGCCAGCACACTCAACACACCCTTCAAAAGAGGCGTATCCGGATCCACCGCGAAACATTCCAGCAGTTTATCCGAACTCATTGCCGGCGTCTTCTCCACTATCACGATTCGTTTTCCCCAAAATTTCATAAACTGACTCCCTTCAAAAATACCCTGATTATTTCCTTCCGCAAATACTTCCCACGTCTCCGACGCGCAAACTTGATCCGGTGGATCAATCCCGCCCGCGCCGCCTTCCGTAGATCATCCTTCGTTATCCCCAGGCACCGGCAGATGTCCTTCGCCCTCACAAAGATCGTGTCCGGTAATTCCATTCTTTACCTTTCCCCGCCGGGTTTATCCCGGCGGAAGAATAGATTGTTTCCATCATCGCGGGCCGCGCCCGGCGTAGCTTCTTAAGCGGAGACGGGCAACCTCCTCGGTCCCCGATAAACCCTATTCTCTCCCCGGCCACTGTCTCCCTTCCCCCCATACGCCACCCCGCCCCGCGCCCGGTAATCGTTCGGCCCCACGTCCTCGCATTCCGCCGTGAAGAAGTATCTCATCAGGTCAACCGGATCCTTTACGGCCCCCTCCTGTCCGTCCACGTTCATCCAGCTCTCAACCGCGTAAATCGAATTCTCGCAATCCTCCGATATAAAGTAATGCGGCGGATTCTTAAACCTGCCCAACTGCCCCTCCGTGGCTCCGACCTCCGCCCTCTCCCCCTCTGTGGCTCCGACCTCTGACCTCTGATCCTCTTCCTCATAGTCCAGCGCTGAATTGATCTTGCTCACTCCATCCGTAATATCAGCCCCGGGTGTCAGAAAGAAAAATATATTCAGTTCGTCGTACAATGTCTGCAACGTCACCGGCCGGTCATTCTCGATCCGCGGCGTACTCGCCGCCCGGCTGTCAATGAAGCGTGACGTAATAACTTCCTCCGCCCCGTTCCGCTCGTCCCATTCCGCCAAATCCTCATCCGCCGGATACTCCTCTCCCTTCCCCCCTCCACCTTCCACCCTCCACCTTCCATCTTCCACCTTTTTCCCTTCCCCCCACTTCCTCCAGTCCCCCCACCGCTCCAATCGCGCCATCTCGAACTTATATCGCGCATTCCCGAATCCGAATGACGGCTTCTGTCCTTCTCCTGGTGCCCCGTCATTTTTCCCGTCCTTCTTGCCTGACGGGATTGCCCAGGGCCCCGGGACCCCTACCCCGGGTATCGCATAATTCCCCGGCCATTCACGGTATAGATAAGTGTTCGGCCCCTTCCGCTTGAACCAGCTCATAAAACTATTCCGATTAGCCGCCGGATCGTATAAAAAGTAATTCGTCCCGCCCTCGGGGATCTGGCTGGCCGGTATAACGTGGATATTCCTGCGAAACTTCGGGATAAGTACAGAAATCGTCCTCTCTGCCTGCCCGTAAAACCGTTCCCGAACGTATGCCCTCGACTTCTTACGCAAGTCCGCTATGACTTCCTTCGGATTCCCATACGGATTATCGCTCGGATTAAAGAACACCACCGCCTTCCGTGGATCCTTGCACTTCATCACTCGCGGAACTTCATCGAATACGCGATCCGTCTTTCCCCCTCCGCCCTCCCCCCCCACCTTCAACCCTCCACCCTCCACCTTCCCTTCCGCAATCCAATCCAGGACTTCTTCTGGATTGGATTGCGGCCCCATGGCCGCCCGCTTCTCGTCCACCGCCTTCCATAAATCCGTGTATTCTTCCGGTGCCAAGTTCAAGGCCCGCGCCTCATCCGGCTCCCCGCCATCCCGCGGACAAAGAGAAGCAGGGATCGTCTGCATAACCTTCGCCCCATCGCAAAATATCTTAACTGTCGGCGTGTAGCCATTAATCGGCGTAAAGGTTGGAATTCCCATACCGGCCCGCGTCGCCAGGCGCAACAGAATATCCTCTATCCAATCCACCGGGATCAGTTCATCCGGCGCCACCATATCCGCTTCCATCCCCTGCAAGGCCCTATCCTTATCCTGCGTGTAATTCAGGAAAATTGCCGTACTGCCATTAAACGCGATAAAACTATTCTCCGCAAACCCCGTCTTCGCCTTAAATTTGATATACGCCTTCACACTCGCCACTTGAACCTGCCAGGCCAACGGCATATACTTCCAGAAGAGCGGCTGCTGATCCCGCTTACTGCGCGCTTCGCTCATGTGCATCGCATAGACCCGCGCATTCTCCTTCTCCGCCACCATCATCATACAGCGTTTCGCCGCATACTCCGATTTTGCCGACCTATTCCCCCCCAGGATCAAGAGCATCTTCACCGCCCGTTCATAGCCCAGGTGTTTCCGCATCCGTTCGCAAAACCAATCCCACACTTCTTGATCCGTCGGTTCCTCCATTCGACCTTCGACTTGCGACTTCCGACCCTCCTCTTTCTCCACCTCCTCCTTTCCCATCCGCGTCCTGCACTTCTTCAAAAACGACTTATCATAACACCACGGAAATCCCAGCAACGCATCGCAGACGTGCCAGATCGGCGGTTCCCAGCCATTACAGAACGGATCCGTCGCCTCCAGGTCCAACTCCAGCGCGCGCATCCCCAGGAGCTTAATCGCCGCCGCTTCCTCCGTGATCCCGGATATTATCGCCTCCGCCCGGATATCCTCCCATCCCGGCGGCGGCACCCGCGCATGTCCCTTAATCCCCTGCATCCCCTAATCCCCTTTCGTTGCGCGTTGGACGTGTTTCCGTTTTCCCATCTTCCTATATCTCCCACTCAACATTTTCTTATAAAGAAAATTCAATCTTCTCCTCGCATTCCTCTGTAACCGCTTCGAGAATATACGACGAATTTTCCTTCTCGCCTTGACCCAATCCGACGGTATCCGCGTATTAACATCCTTGAACCTTCTCATCTTCATAAATATCCTCCCAAGGTTACACTTCTCCCGAATCTCGATCCCCGCCGGCGCGCGCCAGCAAAGCCAGAATCATAGATCACTTCGGCCATTCCCGCAAACAATGGATTTTCCGTTTATCGAAGAACGGAACATGGGATTGCTGGCATTGCACGAACAGGTTTCTAATCCATTCATCCTTGCATTCCCTCTTGCCCGAACCAGTCTCCGGCCCGGCAATTACCCAATCCAGTTTCGGAGAGAAATCTAGCAATCCATCGCTTATAGGCTCTCTTAGCCATCTCCTCAAATCCACCGGCCCCAGCATCGGCTCCACGGATACAAAATGCTTCGCCGCCGGAATTGAAAGCAGAATCGGGATCCGTTCATCCGCCCGGATCTGGTTCTCTGCTGTCACGCCGAGCCAGAGACACGGATCAGGCCATGGCACAGAAATATACGGACTTGGTTTGAAGTTCCAAAAGCGGTGTTGGTTAGCCAGAAACCAATCCCTCATCCTCTCCGGCCGCTTCGTCAAAAATAGATATGTGTGCCGCCGGTTCCCAAATGTCGCTTCCTGAAACACTCGCCAGATATATTCATCGGGCACGTCCTCATGAAACAAGTCGCCCATCGAACAGACAAATATCTTTTGTGGTTTCCGCCAATGTGCAGGTTGCTTTAATTTATCCTCATGCCATATCACCCGAAATGGATCACCTGCCGGATACCCATATCGCCCCTGTAACCGATTCGCCATCCTCTTTGCGTAACAATTCCTGCATCCCTCGCTGACCGGCGTACAGCCCGTTACCGGGTTCCACACCTTATCGCACCACTCAATTTTTGTTGTTCCCATTTTCCCCTTCTTTCTTCTCTTCCACCTTCAACCCTCCACCTTCCACCTTTCCCTCTTCCCCCTCCACCTTCCCACAATGTCTCGCCATCCACCGCACCACATAATCCACCGGACTCCGCGCAAACGGGATCTCCGGATTCTCGGTCATCCCCTTCGGCTCAAACTCCTGGTACGAAAACTTCTTCACCAGCTCCGCCAGCGGTTCCCCCCGTTGCAGACAAAGTGAAATGGCAATCGCCCATGAATCCGCAAACCCGTCCAGGGTAGATCCGCTTTCATCCATGTGCAGAAACACCTCCCCCGGCCGGTTCTTCCCCTCCACCTTCAACCCTCCACCCTCTACCTCTTCCTCCGGGTAGAACCCCACCGTGAAAAAGAATTTTATCCTCTTGTTTTCACTATGAATAACCGCCTTATGCGTCACACTCCTGCGCGTATCCGGTAATTTCTCTCTCTTCACTTCATCTTTGAGATCAGCCATTTCAAATCCTCCACCAGCATTCGCGCCATGTCCGCCGATAACTCATCCAGGCTCGTCGTGACCTCAATCAGCGTTTCCTTGTGCCCCTCATCGTCCCGATCCTGCCACCGATTCAGCCGCGCCTGACCATGCGGCGCCCTTAGTATTTCATGATGCTCATGAATCCTCTCCCATTCACTCATCTTTCCCCCCTTCTTCCATCAACCATTCCTAACCATTTCCAATAACCATTCTCTTCACTACCATCCGCATCACCCCGCGCCAGGTCCGGGACCGATACGCCCGCCCGTCAATTTCGATCCATAGTCGCGATTCATCTCCGGCATCCAGGCACCGGATCGTATGCTCCCCGCCAAACATCGGGCCCGAGAACGCGACCCGCCCCACCTCTCGCGCCTCATGGACCTGGGCCATCCGTTTCCGCTCTTTCCCTGCCCTCATCGCGGCCATTTTCCGCAACACATTTTCCCGGCGTCGCTTGTGATTTCTAAAGGACATAACAAAACGTTATATTCTGTTGTTCGCTTTTATATGACAAGCGCCGTGGGCAAAATGCGCTTCGCTATGCATAACTCGTCCATATCCTGTATGCACCATCCCTTCCCCTCTTTTAATCCAGTGCCCGCAGTAAACACATTTGCGGCGAGGACGGCGGAAGCGAACCAAGGGTCGGAGCGTATTGCCAACCCGCTTTGTCTTTTTCACTTCAAACCTCCTTCGAGGGTTGGCAAACGCTCAACCCAGGCGTTCGCAATACCAGCCTCCGCCGCCTCAATCGCGCTCGATATGCCAGCGATTGCCGCCTTGCCGAAGGCGTCAGCGCAGGCGCACAACTGCGGCGTGCGGCCATACGTGGCCGTCACCGTGCGGCCA